TGCAGATTTATCAGTTACAATTTTACCTTGAGTAAGTTCGTATACCTGAAATTTATCCGTTTTAAAGAGTTTATTAAGTCTTTCAGCAAGATTAAAAGCGTGGCCGCTATTACTAAAACTAACTTTTTTATATTTTGGCCCCGGGTAATTTACTAATGCATTTAACGTTCGTAAGTTAATGGGGTTACTATCGTAGAATACTGCAAAAATAGCATCAGCCTCTAATATTTGTTCGCTCTTATAGGTCTTTGGATTTGTGTAATCTAACAGTATCTGTGGTTTCGGTCTCGCCATCTTTGCTTCCTCTCTACGGATATTTATCCATTAAAGTAAGTTTTATTGGCGTTACAGGTAGGGTTTTTCTTTGGGGTTGGATAGCATCCCGAAGCCCTGTCCGACGGCAAGCACACAGGCAACGGTTTTTTCTATTTCAACCAACGTCCAGGTTGCAGTACTGTAGTTTACAAAAATAAGTAATTTGGTTTCGTTATCTCCATTACCTATCCATAGTGGTTTTTCATGGTACGCAATAAGCGCCGACAATACTAGATCAGTTGATCCGCACTGGACTGGCTTGTTTATTTCAACTACTTGAGCGTTAACTATAGAGCTTATACTGAATAGGAACGCCAATACGATGTTACGCATACCGGCTCCTTAAACTAGTATTTACTATAAATTATCTAAATTTGCCGCCGTCTGCGGCTACTACTGTAGTAGAGTCTGATTTGCTAGACGACTTATCGACTACTTTAAGACTTAGGTTAGTGATTATTGATAAAATAGATACGGCATCGGCAGTGCTAATACGCATGTCTTTACTATGACTTCTAGTAGCAGATTCTACAGCATCTGTTAGTTTTTTAACTATTGCAAAATTAAGTTCGTTCATTTTTCTTACGCTGAATGGCCACAGTCATATCAGATTGTGTTTTAAACGGCCCAATATATTGATAGCCCTTAATAGTAGTTAGTCTAGGACAGAAGCTGGTAGTCCATCCATTGGGGAACTGAATGCCATAGTATCCGGCGGCATGGAAACTTTTTGAGTTTTCTGTTTTAGTAAACACAGGCAAGCCTTCTAATTCTTGTTTGTTATATATCAGTGCCCATGCAGTAGGATACTCTAACACAGAGTCATTAGTGCTTCTTACATTCACTGCTTCTGCACTTTCTCCCAAACTAACATGTAACTCATCTTCTAATACTTTAAGGTCGTTGTAACGTTTAAGTCCACCTTTAAAACTCAAGGTGAAAACATTATCACCGTTATGTATAGTTCCTATCTTTTGCCCTGACTCTTCTAGGATCCAGAATTTACCTGGCATAATTGTTTTAGCTAACATACTATTAATACCTTGCATTTAGATAATTTACATGATCGTCTGGTCTCTTGGCTATGTCTTGCAAGTCCCACTTACCACAAAAACGTAGGAACTCAACTCCCACTTGTTTCTTTGGTTCTGTTTTTGTTTTATCTGATATAACAGAGTCCAGGCTAAGTTTAATATCGTCTGGTTGCATAGTTAAGTCAATGACATGTCTGTTTTCTTCATACTTGTCACGCACACGATGTTCTTCACCATTATGGTCAACCCAACGCTGAAGCATCATGTTGTTCCAATTATATCCGCGGTCGTTTCTGTCTGCAAAGGCTTCACGGAGACCAACTTTATTCTTTGTCCCTTTCTCACGTACTCCCGGATAAGCAGAGAAGACATTGTCGGAGGTGTCGCCACGCATACACTTCTCAAATAGCAACCAGGATGGATCAGGCGCGGCTTTTGCTTGTTTAGTTTTCTTATCAATGATAGACTTACCTTTGTCATCGAAAAATCCTTCAAGGGTTACAGTAGTTTTACTAATACCGTTATAGATCCTAACATTAGGACCCAGTAGCTGGAAGAAGTCGCTGTCGCTACTAACAATTACATGCTGATCTTCTGGATGTGTTTGGATCCATCTGGCTATAAAATCGTCAGCTTCGCACCTCTCATGTTGAAGTGTTGTAGTGTTAGTCTTTTCAGTTAAAAATGTTTTGAAATAATCAAACGCTTCCCAAAACATTTTATCTTCTTCTGCTTCTTTTTCTGTTAAAGCGGCACGGGCCGCGGCACGATTTGCTTTGTAGGGTTTATAAACGTCTTTGCGCCACGAGCGGCCCTCGAAGCAGAAGATAACGTGCTTACCCTGGAAGTCTCGCCATACTTTGTTAATACTATTAAACATAATATGGTAAGCCATACCAACTTTAGTTTCCGGATCATCTCCACGAACAACGTGGCGAGCACGGAAAAACATATTACTAGCATCCACTAAAATGTAGGTCATTTTATTTTACAATCCTTAACGCTTTTGCAGGATATCTGCATTTGCAATAAACTTTTCTTCTTCTAATTGACTACGTGCAATACCATTGCATAAGTCACTGAACCATTGGTCAACGATAGAATCTGCACTTGGGCCAGCATAGCCCGCTCGAGATAACATAGTTACAAAATGATCATTCCAATCTAATTCAAAATATCCTTGTGCAGGAGAATTTGGATCAATGTCTACTTTAAGTACAGTAACCCACGGCTCACCTGCCAGTGTGGCTTTTTCTTTTTCGCTTCTAACTTGCTCTTTACGTTTAAAGAACTTTTTAATTTTATCTACAAAAGCCATTTTTATTCCTTGTGTATAGTATAACACAGTTTTGTGTATGTGTCAATGTATTCCCCATTTAATCTTTAACCAAATTCTTTCAAATACATAATGTACAGCAGTTAATATGATATGAATTAGAATGGCACTACTTAATCCCGTCCAAATTGCAGTTATTAATAATGCAATTATTCTATAACTAATTGTGCGGGCAAGCGTTCTAATTTTGGTTTCCATTAGGTTCCCCATTCATTCTTAAATAAGGGGACTTGTAAGCGGTCACTATAGCGCCATCCACGTTTCATAGCGGCCAATGCTACATTCTTTGCGTTGAGAGTATATACACTTTCTACACCACCAACTGGCATTAAGTACACGTGACCTCTAAATCCTGCATCTTGAAATTCCTTAACTGCACGTTCTGCATCTTTGATATCCTGCTCCGAAGCAACAACGAATTTTAAATATACAGTACCAAAATCTTCGTATTCACAAACTACTTCTGGACAAATAGCTTCTTCCCATTTCTCGCCACTACCCGGAAGTTTAGCACTTACACTAAATGTAACTTCTCTCATTGGCCCAGTATCCGGCCATCCTGCTGTTTGCCACTCTGCTAGATATTCTTTAAAGTCTTCGGTAAGCTTCTGAGTACCATTTGTTTCAAATGTAATCTCTTTAAGATCTTGCATACATGGTTGATTTAGTAATTCTGGATACGCACGTTGCCACCCTAGCAATGGCTCTCCGCCGGTGATAACTAAATGTTCATTACGCCATTCCATATATGGTAATTTAGCAACAATGTCTTTAGCAAGGCCTTCTACTTCTACCATTGGACTAAGGTCTTTAAACTCTGGCATCCAACTGGCATAGCTGTCACAGCCTGTACTAACTAATGGCAAGTCTTCGTACTTTGCAAAAGACTCAATCATTGTATGCGTTGCCGCAATGTCTGTTGCTTCGTGACTCACTTCACCTCGTGGCATGCCAAACCCACTACAGGTAAAGTTACAACCAAATGTACGTAAGAAAATACTTGGTACACCCATGTAACGTCCCTCACCTTGTATGCTGTAAAACAGCTCGCTTATTTTAAGTTTCATAATTTTTCAATATTTTTAGTAAAACGAATATACTCTGGACTCATCCCATTTGATTTATTTGCGGTAATCATATTTGCATTATCTTTATGTACCGTACTATCTATTCTAAGACATCCATTTCGACGTCCAATTTCTTCTAATACTGACTGGAATCTTTTTGCAAGACCTTGTTGTCGATATTCAGGATGCACAACAGTCATAAGTTTCCATACCATTAATCTGTCAGGTATAATGTTATATACACTACAGCCTACAATCTTATCGTTATGTTCGGCAGTAACTACAGAATATGTATTATTGATAAAAATAAGAGGATCAGCGTGACCGTTTTTAATTAGTTCTATCTGATGTTCTAATACAAACGATAGTGCATTAGTATATGCTAAGGTTTTATATACTTTTATTTTAAACAGGTTATTTGTTTTAGTATTAATATAATTATCAGCAAAGGTAAAGGGTATGTTATATTTCATATATAGTCATCGGGCCAATGTTTCCATTGCCAGCCTATAGTTTTAAAATCATTTTCAACTTCTTCAGTGACTACACTTTCACCGACATAACCTTTGGTGCCGTCTTCGTCTCCGTTGCCAAGGCCTGCACCTATACCGCTACAGTAGTAGTCCATGTAATCTCCACCGCCAATACCTTTTCTAATGGCAGATACAAATCCACCTGCCCATCTCCATGTGCAAGTCCATTCGTTATCACCTTTAAGTGTTGGAAGAAATTCCATTTTGTACCATACTATATTACACAAGGCAGAGTATACATTTTGTGCATATTTTTCATCGCTACGGATTTTGTTACGAATCCATTCGCAATTTTCTATGTCTCTGCTTAAATTAACGTCAATAGGTAAGTCCATATCACATTATACAATTATTACGTTGCAATGTCAATTGATATTTGTAAAGAATTTTGATACTGTGTTCATTTCTTCTGGATTCAAAAAGAACTCGTAGACGCTTTCATTGATTTGATTGCCGTCTTTATCAAATTCTTCTCGTACCCAATATACTGCTTTAGTGTCGGATGGACGAAGCATGTCATTTACTTTAATGCTCATTTTAAATGACGGAGTTTCTGTTACAGTAACTTGTCGTGTGTTTAAGTTAAAATTTTCGTTTTTCATTTTTCTGTCTTTCTATAATTAGCCTTGCCTGGAATGACTCCTCTGACGCCACCGATTGGATCTTTGACATCGCCCTCGAAGCGCGGTATGAGGTGTACATGAGGCCAGTCCACAGTCTGACCCGCAGTTTTGCCATAATTAAGTCCAATGTTGAAACCATCGATTTTCCCAGATTTTACCATTCCTATGCCAGTTCTTACTGCATCTTCAAAGGCCTGCGTTAATATTCCAATGGAATTATATTTAGGCACAAAGAGTAAATGGCCAAGTGATACAGGATACTTATCTTTATAAACTGCTACGTGGAAATCTTCCTTATATAAATCATCCCATGGGGCACTACTATCTTCTTTATCGTTGGGAATATGGCCAAAGATTTTATCTTCATGACGCATTACAGCCACCAATCTTCCCAAGGGAATACGATCCATTGATCGTTTTCGTTCTTATTAATTTC